GGGAGAACGTGATCGTGTCGTCTGTTACGTCGATCCCTGGCATCAGCAGATCACCCACCACGCAAATAGGGCACTTAGGGTGACTATCCCGATGATTGCTGCGAGTGCAAGGAAATCCTCTGTCTCGGCATCCATTACGCCACACTCCGTTTCCCATAGCGATGCCACCATTGCGAAATGGTGTCGGTTGAAATGTCGTGACCATCCGTAATCAATGCTTCACGAATCTGCACATTCGACAATCCGTTATGACGCATCTGCAAAGCACGCTCACGAAGATCCAACGGTTTCGCTGTCAGGTGCGGAAGTTCCAGCCCCAACATTTTCCGTAGCGACAATGCCTGCGATTTCGACAGCCCTGTTGCTTGCATCACTGATGTGAGAGGCAGCTCACGTCGCATCAGTGCTTCAGCATCTAAGCGCTGTTGGATGGCTGCGTCATTTAGTGTTTGATCGCAGTACAACCAGCGGACAATTTCTGTTGGTGTAGAAGAAACTAATAGTGCTGTCTGTGAAACTGTCAGTCCTGTTTGGACTATGTGACGCACGACCGAACGCACTTTGGAACGATCAGCGGGAGTGTTCGAGTTCAAAGCAACCTGCTGCTGAAACATTGCTTCCAGATACAGTAACAGAGTTCGAGACTCTTTATTAAGCCCTACTTGAAAGGCTTTTTGGTCGTTATCGACAACCTCATCCCACCATGCGAACAGTGACGAGGCGTTACTCAAACTTCTAGGTATCGCCCACTTATCGGGGTTATCACTTACCAAATCTCTGCCTTGCAAGATTACATCTTCAAAAGTTTCCATTAGTTGCTCCCTGGTTGTGGAGCAAGCGGAAAGCAGCGTTTTCCAATCTTTTGTGGATTGGACACTTTCTGCTGATGTAGCCTCAGAGTGCTTGGTTCTGGTGGTTTTCCATCAGTTTCAGTGACACGGCTCGAACGCTCCAACGTTCGGGCCGTGTGCTTTTTCTGCTTGCAGTTTTCTGTTTTCTCCTTGCACAGACCATGCTGTGACTGGTGGAACTGTTCGTTGTTCTGAACCGCTAGAGGCGGTTCCTACTCTTCTGTTTGCTGTGGCCTCCGCTTACGCTTCGGCATTGTAAAAACCGACTCAGACTTCTGTCAGCGTTTACGTTCTTTCAATCGCCTGATTTCTTCATAAGCGATTTCCAGCTTTGCTTGCAGCCGACCGATTTCCTGGTTTGCTTCAGCAAGCTGCTCCATCACATCGCGTGTGTGAACAGGTTTCGTCTTTGTTGCACGTGCTGGTGTGAACCCTGCATCTTTGATGTAGGTGTAGATCGTCGGTCGCGACACGCCAGTTGACTGCTCGATGACAGCGATTTTGTCGCCCGCCAAATAGCGTTCAATGATTTGTTGCTTCACTGACTCGGGATGAGTTTTCACAGTTTGTCGCCGCCGTCCTTAAGTATGGACAGACTGTAGGGGTTGGGTGTGACTCATGCTTGCGTCAGCCATTCGTTGAGCTCCCTGCCACCCGCCTGCACATACCGCATTGTGGTGTTCATGTTCGTGTGGTTCATCAACCGACTGACCAAAGCCAGCGGCAACCCTGCTCGCAGCAGGTTGGTGGCGCACGAATGACGTAATGAATGAACGTCATGCTGCGGAACACCAGCAAGATTGCACCACTGCTTCATCTTTTTATTGAACTGCGACTCATAAATGTTCCACTTGAGTAATGGATCGTCGTTGTTTCGATCGGTCACGAGATAGCGTAACGCTGTTACAAACAGTTGCGGATCGGGCAGTAAGTGCGGGAGCTTCTTCGCATACACCCCAACCATGTCCAACCACGGAAGGTCTACCCTCATCCCGCCTTTACGCTGGAAATCAACGATGGACTGGGGGTTTACGTTGCGAACCTGCAACGAATACACCTCCGCTTTCCTCAGTCCACAGAAGAACCCGAGCCCCAGTGCTGCTCGATCCGAGGGCACCAAATCCAACGCCCACACCGCTTGAAACTGGTCGTCGTCCCACGGTTTCGGCTGAACGTTGTGGACGGTAGGGCCATGTAGATGCTTGGCAATGTTTCCGCCAGGAGTGATGTTGACCTCATAGGCCCACTGGAAATGTGACCTGAGGATGGCTGCATCAAGCTTCTGAGTGCCAGGAGCGCCCGCATTGCCGTAACAACGCCGCTGCCGAGGACGCTTCAGGAACGCCATCATCTGCTCCACATCCAACGTGTAAATCGACTGCGGAGACACAAACTCCACCAACGATTCGATCACAGGAACGTACGTCGCAATCGTTCGTTCGCTGCGGTGGCGATCATCCCTCAAATAACATTCCCATTTACGAACGCTGATTAGATCCCCCGACAAACCCCCAAAATCTTCAGTAAAAGACTGGGTTTTCTGACCGAACGGGTATTCCGAACCAAAGTCATGACCCCAGTTGTTATGTTCGATACCTTTTGGTATTCCCTGCATAGCAAACTCCCTGCTCAGGAGGTTGCGACTAGCGGTTGGAGCGGGTGAAGGGAATCGAACCCTCACTGCATCCAACCTCGTCGCAGCCTCGGTTGGCTTCAGTGGCACAACTGGTGTTGTGCTACGCCGACCTTTTTACCATGACAGCCCCCTGTCAATACGGATACTGATTGGTAAACCGACAGTTCGGTTCTCCCAACAGCCTGAAACTAGCCCCCAAAATCGTCTGTACGGGCCTGCCACTGATCCTGTGGGGCAATGCCCCCTGATCCTTCCAGCCACACCAGCAGGGCCTCCAGGGATCGCTGTGTCAAACCTTGTGGCAGTTTGCCACGGACCAGTTTGCGGATCGACTGCTCAGACACCCCCGATTCGTCCCGAACCTTTTCATAGGGAATGTTGCGCCTAGTTCGCTCAGACTCAAACAATGTTCCGAGATTCCGTAACACGTCCAAACAGTTGGTGATATCGGAAGTGTTGAACTGTCGGGTCAGCGGCTCTGTTGGGTGGGGGATTGCCCCCCGAAACGGGTTTGGGATCGCCAGCTTCGCTGCTGCCTGCTGCTCGACTCGAACCTGATGTTTCGGACGATCATTGCCCGAACAGACACCACACAGACATCCGTCACGTCCGCCACACCGAGCGTGACGGCCCTCCCAGCACAGATCACAAGTAACCACTAGGCAACTTCCTGGTCGGCATAGTCCATCAACGCGACTGCCAGCCATTTCGCTTGTTGTACCTGTAGCTCTAGGGCGATTCGATACTGGTTTGGTGGTGGGGTGACCATTGTTAGCGTCACCCATCCGTTTCGATTGTTGACCCAGCAATGCGACTGGGTGTTTGCAGTTTGTCGGTCACGATCTCGGTCAATAGAGACGTACACGCCTTCAAGACGTTGCATTAGATACTCCGTTGTTGTGGTAGGTGAAAGATAGAAAGCGGGTTGACCCTCTGTCAGCCCGTCATGCCTTTGCGATCATGTCGATACGAGCCCGACTGAGACCCAGTTCCGCTGCGATTTCAGCCAACGTGAAACCTTCCATCCGCAACTGGCGGACAGCAGCAACACGAACAGCAGACACATGAGGAATCAACTCAGACTGAATCGAATCCAACAGCCAAGACATCGCCAACGCACGCAACATCGGATCGTCCATAGTCGCAATCCAGTCATCGCAAACCTGCTGCAACTGAGCCTGCAACTTCATGTTTGTTACTGAATGAGTTGTTCTCACGGGTTCTTCTCCTCATCACGGATACCGAGATACGCGAACAACACTAGGACGGCGATAAGTACCAGACTGAAGATCGGTCCCATAATGTCACGCCCACTTCGATAGCCAGTAAAGCACCACGCAAACCACGGGTGCGATGAACAGCATTGTCAATCCGTTGATAACCATTGTATTTCTCTCCATTTTTGGTAGGTGTTTGTTTGTGTTGCGATAGAATGTGTGTTGCTTCACTTTGGTAGGTGAGCAACCGAACGGCCCCAGTTCACGCTGGGGTCGTTCACTATTTACGGCTAGGGCGTGCATTGCTGACCGCCTGTTGAACTGATTCCAGCTCGGCTCGAAGCCGCACTATTTCAAAATCATCGTCGGGAATACACTCCCAACTGAACGTATCTTCCTCATAAGCGATGGCAATGTTCCAGAACGCTGCCATCTGTTCGTTGGTGAACTCCACCAACCACACATCAGGGACGGGAGACTGCACTTCGTTATCCATTACTTTTGCTCACTTTCTTGGTAGGTGATTGTTCGGGGTCAATTCGTGTGATTTGCTCGCCATCGGCAGCGCAGTTGGCAGCACACAAACAACACAATTTGATTTTTAGATTGGTCTGGAACGCTGCTGGCTTGCCACAGTCGTAACAGTCCCCATGATTCCGAGTCCATCGAAACACGATTGTTTCTAACTCTTCCATTGTTATTGCTCCTTGTTGGTAGGTGATTGTTTGTTTCGCATTTCCAACAACAGATCATTTGCCATCGCAATCTTGTTGTGCCAACAATCATCCGTTGCTTCCCAGTCCGATAGTTCACACTCGCAAGGCTGATCTTCCATTACGGATAGCAGAAGGTTTCTGGCGTCCTGTAGGTTCGTATTCATCATGCCGACAGCTCTTCGCAATCGTGAATCTGGGAATGCAACTCCGACACGATCATTGCCAGATCGACATTGACAGGATGAAGCATCCCAATGGACGAATAACCAATTTCATGCCATCCGCCGAACTCGCATTGACGCTCCAATACCATCACGCCACTCTGGTATCCGAAATTGAGAATGTCCACCAGATCCCGACGCAACTCGGTAAGTAACGCATCGTTACCAACCGCATCGACGGGAGGTTGCCACCAATACACACAACCACGATGGTCACAAACCTTGCGAGCGAAACCATCAAACCCCTCGGGACGTTCTGAATGTCCAAACCATCTGCCCCGAGAACATTCGGCAACTTTGCCAATCCAGTCCTCATCGTCACGAACGTCTGACCACTCATCAGCCTGCAACGTCACAACAACACGCTGAGAACCATCGCCAAGCAAATAGGTGGCACGTTCCTGATTGCGTTTCAAATCCGCCACTAGCGAATCTATGACGTACTGCTCCAAATCATCCATCTGCATTGCTCCTGTTTGGTAGGTGATGGGAGCGGGCCACGATGGCCCGATCCCGATTAGTTGTAACTGTAACAGAATCCACTAGCGTTGTCAAGTGTCTACAGACAGTTATTCGGAAAGTATCGTAAGAACCTCAGTCTGTTCGATAGCGAACACGGTGAACCCTCGTCGGGGCTTACCCGAAACAGTCTCGGAACCGTCCTCACGTTTCGTAACAGTCGGCAACAAACACGATGTCCCACGCTCACCCTTGCGGACCATACGGCCCGCGTTCTTCCATTGCACAAACGTGGCGAATTGACCAGCGGTCCATTCGTGTTCGTTCATCATCTCAATCAACCGTGACGCATTGCCCTTCAAGAACTCACGCCCCGTAATCGGGTTGTGCGGCCATTGCACTGTCCTCGGATCAACAACTATCTCAATACTCATTCTCATACTCCTGTTGGTAGGTGAATCTGATTAGTAGGACCTGTCTACACTTGTCAGTCAGTTACGAACTCGAAATCCATCTCCGACACATGATCTATGAACGAATCCCTGGCCTCGTCCTCGTCGTATCCGTAGAACGTCCGAGACTCGTAAAAATGTTGCCCGTGATCATCAACTAGGGCGGAGACAACTAGCGCACCCGAATGGCGTACAACTTCCACCCCAAGCGACTCTTGGACCTGTGGCGTCGTCATCAGACCAGAACCCTTTGCGCGTTGTCGGTCATCCGTTTGTAATCCAGATTTTCTTGCATCGCATCAAGGTCCCTCATCCGAGTCCGAATAACATGCGCAGGAATGTCAGCGATAGCGGAAACGTCTCCAAACGTGAGAGCTGAATCGTTCGCCATGATCTCGCGAATCAACGCGTACGCCTCCCATTTGTAGAGATCGCCCGCCAGCCATGACTCCATGACCCTCGTTACCTGTTCGCTGCTCGTCATTTTCTTGCTCCTGTTGTGGTAGGTGAAGCGGTACCCAATCGGCACCACACAACACGCCTAGCGTGCTCTGCGCTACTGACTAGGGGAGTATCGGACCGGGCCGACCTTCGGCCCGGTCCGTTGTCGTTCTAGGCCGAGCGTCGTTTCCGCTCTTGCCAATAATCAAGGTCGAACAGTGTCCCTGTCGCCGCTTGTAACGCTTCAACGATCTCGCGCTTCGTCATCTTTCCCGAACCACCCGAACCCGTGAACCCCACTAGGTCGTGCTTCGGCATGTGAGGGTTGTCACTGTCCACCCTGTAGACGTAATAGACCAAGCCATACGGTTGGCCGACTCGCAGAGCGTCGCGGTCATGCTCAAACCCGACCGCCTCTAGCGCGTGCGAGTATCCATTCAAGGCGGATTCGATGTCTGCGTTTGTTGTTCTTGCCATTGTTCGCTTCTCCTGTGGTAGGTGAATCGGTCCCCAGTAGGCACCAGTCACCGCGCCGAACGCGGTCACCGCTACCGACTGAGAGGCATGAACGGATCGGGACCCTCGTCCCGATCCGTTCCAACTGTCGCCCTAGTTGTCGCCCTCGTCCTCGTCACGCTTTGCCTCTAGCGCATAGATCAGACGTTCGGCCAGTGTGCAAAGAATCCACCCGATCGCCTCGGTCATGTCAGTTGGGAGCGGTCCCAGTTCCTTGGCGATTTCCTCCGAGAACTGCCACGCTTGAAGATCAGTGAATACCTGCCAGCGGTGCCCCGTGTAGATCGGAACGGCCCCGTCGGCGGCTTGGTGAATCGCATCATCCATGTCGGTGCCGTATTCGATGGCTTCGTCACGCTCGCAATCAAGCCAACCCCGAGCAACCTGCTCAAGCCATTCGGCCCCAGGGCTCGTGTTGCTTTCGATGTTCGCTTCAATCATGTTTGCCAAGCGATAGGCGGTGTACTTGTTCTGTGTTTCCATTGTTCGCTTCTCCTGTTGGTAGGTGATACTGCACACCATAACAGAACCCTAGAACGTTGTCAACCCTCTATGGTGTGAAATAAGTCACACCCCGAAACAGGGCAGAACAGTGGCCCCAACCGCACCGCCTACGGGCCGCACCTGACTGCCCACCCGATCAGGTTCCCGCTTCGTCTGCTTGTCGCTCGCTTCGGTGCGATTGTCTGCCCATCTGACCCGACACAACAGAGGGAGCACATCAGCGCAGACCCCCACCCTCAGCGGAGAAGCACCCCCGCCCAATTCGTGCGGAATAGAACTACGATTCGATGACCGCCCGCACCGCCCGCACCCCAGGACGGGAGGGGTAGGGGGGGTGGGCACGTGTTTGTTTATATATATTACTCCGTAGCCAATGCGTGAACTTTTATGGATCGGCTGTTCCATGCGGGGGCAGCCAGTTTCTGCTGTGAGTCGGTGTTGGGGCAAAAAAGAATGCAACCCATCGGGCTGATGGATTGCATATTCAAGTGTGCTGCTATGTGCTGTCTGTTGTGTCTGGTGGAACCTTCGCTGGTTGCTTCGGTTCCTGTGTCTGGTGAATCTGTGTTCTGTAACCGCTCGTTTCACTCGCGGTGTAAAAGTGCCTTTACTAGCCGTGTCGCTTAGTCCCGCCTAGTGGGGGTGTCCTGATGCGGGACAGTTGCGGTTTGTTTGTATGGGTGTAAATGAAACGGTTTCTTGGAAGGGCAGTAACGGCGGCGGTAAGGGTTGGAACTGGGATAACCAGAACAACTGCTGGTTGATGCCTGATCTCCAGTCACAGTTTTTGGATTGGTTGTTGTCTGATCCGAAAGATCCTGCGACTCGGGTTTTGTGGGCGCAGGAGAATGGGGTTCATCCCGATTCTGCGAAACGGTGGAAGCGGGATAAACGGTTCCAGGAGGAATGGGATCGTCGAGCTCGCGAGAAAAACATCAGTGTTGATCGCGTACAGGGTGTTGTGGATTCGCTCCACAAGGCGGCGGTGAATGGTGATGTGAAGGCGGCGAATTTGTATTTGCAGTACATCGACCGTTTCACTCCGAAACGGATTGTTCGCAATGAGGATGCCGAAACCAAGTCGTTGTCGGATGAGGATTTGTTGGCTGAGCTTCAGTCGCTCACTAAGGATTGGGTTTGAGTGAACAGTCGTGGTGGCTAGTACTGCTGGCTTTTGAGGCTATTGGCCTGTGGGGTCAGTGGGTTGTTGGAACAAACCGATGGTGGGGGTGGGGTGTGGTGATGCTGCATTCGGTTCCGTGGTTTGTTTTTTCGGTGGCCTACGGGAACTGGGGGGCGGCTTTGATGCCGCCTTTGTGGTGGTCGGTAAACGGATGGAATCTCAGGAAGTGGCGTCGTAATGACAACTCGTGAACGTCTGGTGGAGTTGAAACGGGAGTTGGAGTGGCGCAAATGCGTCAAAGACGAAGCCTATTTTTTGGAGAATTACTGGTATATCCAGAATCCCCGTGACGGTCGAGTCCTGTTTGGTTTGCGCCAGGCACAGCGGGAGGCGTTGGTTGAGTGGTCGAAGGAACGGTATTCACTGACCTTGAAGGCACGTCAGATTGGCTGGACGACCCTTGTGGCTGGACATCAGTTTTGGTTGGCGTATTTCACTGCCGATCAGAACATTATTGATATTTCCCGTACCGAGCGGGAAGCGGTGTTGCTGCTGAAGAAAACGAAGTATGGCTTCAGGAATATGCCGAAGTGGATGCTGGAGCGTGGCCCACAGTCCACGGTGGAGCATCAGCAGAAAATGGTGTTTGATAACGGTTCGCAGATCACATCAATGCCATCGGCCAGTGATCCTGCCCGTGGCGAATCGGCCACACTGATTGTTGTTGATGAGTGGGCGTTCCTGCCGAACCCTGAGGAAGCGTGGGCTTCTATCGAACCTGTTGCCGATGTTGGCGGTCGTATTATCGGATTGTCTACCGCTAATGGCAGTGGCAACTTTTTTCACCAAATGTGGGTTGGGGCTGAGACACGCACCAACCAGTTTTCACCGATGTTTTATCCGTGGTCCGCTAATGAGGAACGCGATGACGATTGGTATGAGAACAAGAAACGTTCGATGACGAGTTGGCAGTTGGCGCAGGAGTATCCGTCTGATCCTGAGTCTGCGTTTATCAAGTCTGGTCGAACAGTGTTTGATGTGGATGATCTGTTGCAGAAGATTATTCCCGAGGAACCGATGGTGGGTACGTTGGTTCAGAGGGGGGCGTTAAACAATTTTGATTGGCTACCGAACCATGACCGCAACGCCCTAGATCCTGTGTTGGTGTGGCAACTTCCCGACCCTCACAAGGCGTATGTGGTTGGTGCTGACGTTGCTGAAGGTTTGGACTGGGGCGACTACTCGGCTGCCCATGTGATCGAGGTCCAGTCGGGGGATGTGGTTGCCGAGTGGCATGGGCATATTCCTGCTGATTTGTTTGGTGAGGAAATCTATAAACTTGCGACCTGGTACAACACAGCGTTGGTCGGGATCGAGTCAAACAATCATGGTTTGACGACCATCACATCTCTTAGACGGTGCGGGTATAAACGGATTTTCCGTCGTCGTCGTGTGAACTCCACCAAAGGCAATACTCCTACGACCGAGTACGGCTGGCATACCAATAAGTCCACGAAACCGTTGATGATTGATGAACTGGGTCGGGCGATCCGTGAGCAAGACATTTTCTTGCGATGTGCGGGAACTTTGGGGGAGTTGCGGACTTATGTTCGTGACGAGAAAGGGTCGATGGGAGGTTCACCTCACGATGACCGTGTGATGTCGCTGGCTATTGCAAACCAGATGCTTGGGTATGCGTTTGCTCCTGAATACAAGGAGAAGGTCAGTAATTACATGACAATGGATTGGTGGGCGTCTTTGACTCCCGACGAGGACACTCGGGATAGTGGATGGC